CGCCATTGAAGAACAGCGCAGGCGCTGTATCGGCGCCAGCGGGCAGGTCTAGCCGTTCGCTGCTTGTCCAGGCATTGGTGGCATCGCTCCAAATGATTGTCTTGTCAGTCGCGCCTTTCAGCGTGATGCCACCACCGTCTGCTGTGGTATCGGTCGGTGATGCAACAACACCAAGCTCAATGTTCTTGTCCTCAACCTTGACGGTCTCGGTTTCAAGAATTGTTGATGCGCCTTCAACGGTTAAGTCGCCAGTGATGACGACATCACCATCAACATCGAGCTGCGTGCCGTTAAACGCCAATGCGGCATTATCTTCAAGTTCGCCGCTTGCGCCAGCCAGCACAACACGTCCGCTGGTTAGATCCGAAACAGCAGCGCTGGCAAGCGTTGACTGTCCAGTGACGCCGAGTGTGCCAGAGGTAGCAATGTTGCCGCTGGTGTTGGCAACAGTGAACGCGCCATCAACATCAATGCCACCGTCAAGGCTGGCCAAGCCGGCGACATTCAGCGCGTTATCCAACGTTGCAACGCCCGTCACGTCAAGCGTGCCCGGCAGGTCTACGTCGTCAGTCCATTCAACACCAGTGCCGGCAGCATCAGTTTGTAGCAGTTGACGTGCAGTGCCATCTTGCAGCTTGCTGACTGGCAGTTCGCTGATGGTTGCCGTGCCGTCATTGGCAACATCAACATCGCCATTCACGATGCCGACGATCTCGCCAACAGTGGTGCGCTTGGTCTGACTGGCGCTGCTGTCTGTCACCGGCACAAGGTCGGCGGCATCAGGCGGTGTGAGAGCGGTCAGCTCGGAAATTTTGGTGTTGGCCATGAGTGATGAAAACGGTTATTAAAGTTTAATGAGATCAAGCCCGCTTAAACCATCCTAGGGTGTCCTTGTCCAGCCGAGCCTCTAACTCCTCCCAGGCGGCCTTCTGGTGGGGCTCAGCGTTATAGTATTTGGCCGCATTTACTAAGAAGGGCATCTGTCAATTACCATAGATAGTCAGAGGGTTCCAAACTTGGTGATAATCCAAGCACTCCCATTAAATGTTGCCTCACACCACTCGCCCGTGTTTAGTGTTTTGAGGCCGCCAACGCTTAAAGTGAAGGCACCACCAGCAGTTCTAAGTACCCCGCACGTACAGCCATTCCAAACGCCGGTGGTACTTAGTGTGATTGTCCGGTTAGCGGTCAAGGCAGTGTAGTAGTTAAGAACCCCACGAGTTGATAAAGGGTTAAAGGTGTAGTCCTGATCAGCAACGGCTTGGATGTTTCTCTGCTGTGATGTAGTGGCGAAGACCTCCCAAGTGCCTGGTGTGCCACCAACACGGCAAACCCAACCAACAGGTCCACCAAAGGTAGGATTAGTGTTCCACACAATGTCACCTATGTTCCATGTGCCCGTGGTCGGCATAGCGGAAGCCTCATCCATACGCTTGGTGCGCTTATGGACGATTGCTGGGTTTATGCTGCTGTTGCCCGTGGCCTGATCTAGGTTATTGTTGCGTAGAACTGTGTCACCAGAGGTGACCAATAGGAAAAACGGTTGAGCGAACGCACCGATAAGCGTGTTATCTTCAACAACAAGGTTGCTGAGTACACCACTAGAAACGGGGCCGATGCCTACAAACCCAGCGTTATTGGGCGGTGTCCTGCCATCGGTGCCAGAAACCTTAACAGTGTTCCTCTTGACACGGATATTATCGTAGCTGGCACCTAGTACGAAGGCAATGAGGGAGCTGGCGACGGCGGTGCCCTCGCCTACATCAGTCAGCGTGCCTGTGAACTCAACATAGTTGTCAAGGATGTCAATGTCGGTCCCACGAACATAAATACCATTTGCATTTGAAGTGCTATCTCCAAGCAGGATGCGGTTGTTGGTGATCTCAGCTCCTGCTACCGGGTGTGTGAAGTTAATCGCATTCCTAGTGTACTTAGGATCAACAATCAGGTTGTCGGAGATTTTCCAGTTGCGGTGAGCAACGGAGCTGTTGATGTGAATAACGGAACTATGCACTTGATAGCCAGGCGCCCCAGGCTCGCCTTCACTTCCGCCAATAATTGTGTTAGAAGCAATTAAGATATTGGAGGAGCCAATAAAACTGCCACCCGTTTCATTGACAAAGGCCTTGCAGTTGTATGCGGAGTTGCCAACGATGGATACCCCATCACAACTCTGCATCTCAAAGAAGTAAACGGACTGATCGTAGGCAATGTTCCCGGAATAGGTGGCATTACGGACGTAAGTACCGTTGTAGCCCCGCCCTCCTGAGTAGATGGTATTACCAGTGACAGTTAGGCCGGTAATGTTGAATAGCTCAATGGGAGAAGTGCTGACGTTGGGATCATCAGGAAAGTCGTATGCAATGTTATCCGAAAAGACAACACTATCAAGCTGATCAAAGTCGTTGGTGCCGTGCCGAACCTGGATGATGTTGCCGCACTTCTCAATCCTATTACCAGAAATGCACCAGTCACCACAGCCAGTAGCAGTGGGTTGCATCCGAATAGCTTGGACCGTTTGACTGTTTGGAGCAACTGCGGGGATCAGTGCATCACGACCAATGAAATGGTTGCCCTCGATAATGAGCCCGCGACACGTGACATCAGCATTATTTGAGATGTACGGGCGCTTCCTGCCGTTAATAAACCGGCAGTTGCGGATGGTGTTGTTGTTCGAGCCGGTTCCGGATCCGCCATAGATTTGGATGGCAATGGTATCTGTGTTGTCACCAGTATAGGTTGAGTCATTACTATCAATAGTCAGCGACTCAATAACGACATTATCTACATTGATAACCGTAATGAGGTTAATACTAGCGTTGGTAGGCGGAAACTTAAGCGTTACTGAAGAGCTGGAGCTACCAACCAGCCTGACGCCAGTCTTCATCGCCAAGTTGGTGACGTAGTAAGTGCCAGGCGGAACAAAGAGCGTCCCACCACCTGCTACGCTCACCGCATCAATAGCTGCCTGAATAGCAACCGTATCATCCGTCACTCCATCACCAACAGCTCCGAAGTCTTTAACACTCGCCACATCTTGCAGCTTTGATTCAACGGTGCGCTGCACGGCACCGGCGCCGGTCTGGGTAAATCGCACCCCCGCAGCCGTACCAGTGGTTGTGTTTTGAAATTTGCGGATATTGCCGCTTGTATCTTTGATGTACAACTCGGCGTCAGCTGCGTTAATGGCAATTTCACCCACTTCGATCTCGCCAGCCGCTGGAGGCGTGCCAGAGATGGTGCTGTTCTTGTGGATGATGTCGTAAGTCATGGTCAGCAGTCTCGTAGGTTTAGTTTAGCCTTCGCGCAACTGCACTTCTCGTACAGTGACGAAATTGGCAGAGCCGGTGATGATGTCCGTTGCGCGAACGCTAACGGCACTGCTGGTCAGCATGATCTGCGCTTTGTAGTACAGGTCACCAGGCAGCAGCATCCCGGTGTAGCTGGTGCGATCTTGCGCGTCACCGTCGATCATCCAGAACTCTGCTTCGCCCTCGGCTTGCTCGTTGGTGTTTAGCAGCAAGCGCAGCAGGTTGCTGGTGCCGACGGTGGCCAATTGCTTGGTGTCGTAGGTGAATTCAGCCGGCGCGGGCGTGATGTCAGCGTTGTCGTAAGCAGTAGCGCCAGCAGAGCTGCCGACAATACTGGCTTCGCTGTAGGTTTCGGTCGCTGGCACGTCATAGAAGACGTAGGCGTTGGCGTATTCGCTGCGGCTGATGATCGCCGTTGTGCGCGTGTCGCGTGCCTCGCGCTCGATCAGGAAGTCAAACGTGCCACCGCCTTGCACCAAGGACTTGACGCCATCAAAAAACTGATCGCCCAGGCCGGTGGTGTCGATCTCGCTGGCGTTCAGGTTGAGGCTCCAGCTTTGCAGGCACGCTTCTAGCTTCCACTCGTTGACCAGCCGCAGCTCAATCGGTGCGGTGGGGTCCAGCGTGAATGCGGACTGATCAAGGTCTTCGCGCGTCACGTCATTGGCGCCGGCAAGCGCTGCAGCACGAGTGCGGTAGAACGACAGCCGATTGAGCGAGTCAATATGTACGTACAGCCGGTTGCGGTAGGGCGTAGTGTCCGCGTCTGACTGCACGGCGATGATGTCGCCGCTTTCGGTGACCAGCGCATCGTTGCCCTCAGTCGCCAGCCACCGATACGGCCGCAACAGTTCGGCGGGATACGGCGTGCTGTAGCCGACGAGCTCGGGATAGTCCTGGTAGTCGTAGACGTTGGCGTAGGTCGGAATCAGCGGTGCATCGTTCAACGCCGCGTTCGGCCAGTTGTCGATACTGGCAACCTCAACGAGATCGCCACTGCGGAATCCTTGCGCCGTTAGCGAGATGATGTTCTTGTCTTGGTTCAGCGCAGTGACATCAACCGCAACAGGCGTCGGCGCCGAGCGGTTGAGGACGATCTTGCCGTTGGTGCCAAGAACAGCCATCGCTAGCTAGGTGCGCCAGTGAACTGGAATGCAACGTTAGTGCTGGTCACATCACCGACTGAAACGGACGTGCCAACCTGCGTGATGAAGACGTTGCCGGCAAGTGTTTGATCAATGCCAACGGTCAGCGTCACCGCAACAGCTGTATCGCGTGCTGTGGTTGTATCCAGCACGTTGGCGATCAGGTTGCTTTTGACTTCGCTTTCGTAGATGAAAGTGGCGCTACCTGTGGCGCCAATCAAGCCAGGCGTATAGGTGCGGCTGTAATCGCCGAGGTTGGTGGTTTCCAGCGCATCACGCGAAATGTCCACCGTCGCATTACGCACCACGCCGGTGTAACCGTTGATGGTGAAGCTGCCGTTAGCGCCCGTGTATGCCATGACTACAGTCTAAGTTCAGCGACCAGTGCCACACGCACATTAGACCGGCCGGGCACGCTGCCACTTTCGACCGTTGGCGGATCCTCGCTGAAGAACCACTTGAGTCCTGCGCCGGTTGCGCTGCCATCAATCCATGTGGTGAGCGTGGATGACGCGCCAGAAAACAGCGCACTCGGCAACGTCAGCTCAGTGGTTGCCCCTTTGGCGTCGTTGTAGGCCTGAGTGATCAGCGCAGCATTGGCATCGGTGATGTTGTCGAAGCTGAAGCTGAGCTGCGCTTGCGATGGCCGGCTGCCCCATAGCCGGCGGGTGGTCACACCAGACTGCGTGGTGATGCCACTGGTGGGCCAACGCGGTGCAGTGAAGCTGCGGCCGGTGGGTTCGATGCTTGGAAACGTTACAGCCATCACTCAATCACCCAGTTGCCGGCAGTGTCGAAGCCATCGGCCATCTCCAGTACGCCTGAGGCGTTGGTTGGCATGTGGACTGCCTCAATGTTAAAGGTGCCTTCTTCATCGGGCGTCACGCGCTCGATCTGATAGGTGCGCACTTGCGTGCTGGGCAGTTTGACGGTAAACACCACGCCGGTTGGCGTTGCGGTGGTGCCGCTGTTGGCAACGATCAGCGTGGTGTCAGTTGGTGGTGTGCCTTCAGTGCCGTCCCACGCGATGACGTTGTATGTGCCATCGGCCAACGTCTTAGTGCTAACCAAGGCGCCATCGGCGGTGACAACGCCATTATTGAACTCGTCGTATTGCGTCTCATCCATCGCCACGCGGATGTAGTCGCTCGGGCCGAACTTCGCCAGTGCGCCTTCGTGAGTGGTGCGGAAGCTGATTGCGTGCGTGGGGATGCGGCGCATTCTGATGATGTACTTGGCCGCGTCGATGGCGTGCTCGCGGCTGGTCACGTAGTCGGACAAATCGAGCGATTCAACCGGATCGGTGGCGCTGCCAGTGGCCTCACGCACCAGCACCTCGCGCTCAGTGGGGAAGATGCCGGGGTTGGTTGGATCGCTGCTGGATCGCTCTTCCCGGTAGCGCACGGATACTTGGATCGGTTCACGCTCTTCAGGCTCCAGGTACTGCAGTTTGAAGCTGCCCTCAACGATGTTGCCGGCGGTGAATAGACCCTTGATTGAGACCGCATCGAACTGCAGTGCCGGGCGCAGGTAGAACTTGCCGTCACTCTCGCCGAAGATCAGCAGATGCGCTGTTGCGGTGTCGGCTGCCCACTGGCGCAGGTTGACGCGATCAGCCTGCACGCCGTCGAAGAAGTATTTTCGCGTGTAGCACCAGTCAGCAGCATCCTCAAAGGCGGTCAGGTCGATCATGCTGTCTTTAATCAGATCACCAGCGCCATAGGTGGCATTGGTCATCAGATCCAGCAGCACATCCGGGAATAAGTGTGTGGCGCCAACGGTCAGGCTGTTGCGCAGGCGCCGGCAGGTCTTGCCGCCGGTGACGTAGCAGCTGAACTGGCCGAACTGCTGCCACTCGACCGATGACATCACGTTGATGCCCACCAGGGCGAGGTCGTCGTAGACCGGCGCCGAGGCGTTGGGCACAATCTCGTTGATGTAGACCACTTCGTGCTCGGGGCCGCTGGCGGCACTGCTCTGGGCCTCTTCGTAGACGAAGGCCTCGGCTAGCTTGCCCCAGGTGTCGAGGTAGCTGCGATCGGCGGAGCTGCCGTAGTTCTGCGGGTCTAACTCAGGGATGCCCTTTCCTTCACCACGCACCGCAGCGATTGAGAATTGCTCAGCTGTGCGCGGCACTGATTCGCCGTTGAAGGCAACCGTCACAGAACCATCTGTAATCACCTGCCTGCTGCTCAGCCGAGCATCGAGCACGTAGAGCGTATTGATGCCACCACCGCCGCGCACCTCGAAGCTGGTCACTGGCTCGATTTGAAACTCCCACTGCTTGATTGATGGCATCCCAAGTTGCACGTAGTTAAAAACGTTCTGCTGCGTAGCGCCACGAATGCCGTAGGTATTGGCGAGGAAAATAAAGGCGCTGCCGCTGCCGGCTTCGCGGTAGCCGATCTTGAAGAAGCTGTAGCGCTCTTCGGTGGTGGTGATCGTGTTGCTCTGGAATACGTCCACTTTCAGCGTCGAACCGCGTTCGATGATGTCGTTCTTGCGGCTGAGGCAAGCTCGCTCATCAGCATCGGTGAAGCTGATCGAGTCCTTCAAGTTGCAGAAGCCATTGATGCGAATGCCAAGTCGCGAGCGGATGCCAAACTCGACGGCCTGACACGGCCGGGTGGTGGAGATGCTGGCTAGAGCGCAGCGGAGCACATGGCCATCAACTGTGGCCACGTTGCGCAGTTCATACGGTGCGCCAGGGCCGTCGAGGTATTCATCTCCATCACGCTCGATATTGGCCTGCGTGTTCAGAGTGACTGAGCCGGGCTTAACCGTGGTGAAGGTGGCCGTGATCTCAGTGCCGCTGCCGCTGGAGATGTCAGCTTCGGACACGAACACGTCATCGGTGCGGCTGGTGCAGATCGCCAGCGCCGAGCCAATCTTGTAGAGCTCGCCGGGGATAATCGCGTCGTCCCAGGTCTTCTGCCGGCCAGCTACGGTGCCGGCCACGTCGGCGCACTTCTCGACGTGGATTTGAGCAGCGTCGAACTTGAGATCTTTGGTAACGGTGATCGTGCCGCTGCCGGTGACGCTGGTGCCACCAGGCAGGCGGAACACGATCGGGTCGTTGGTGTTGTCGGCATCAATGTCCACATTACCGCCACCGCCGCTGCCACTGACGCTGGTGACAACAGTCACGCCGTCAATGTCGGTTGTCGTAGTGCTGATGCTAATTCCGCTCAGCGTCACGCGCTTCAGCTTCTGCTTCGACTTGTGCCGCATCCGCACCTTGACGGTGTATTTGCAAACTGCGTCGTCGTCATCATCTGAAACTGCCGGATTAGTGAAGGTGACGCGAAACTTGCTGGCCTTCAATACTTCGGCGGCACTGTCGAGGTTGTCGGTGTCATCATAATTTCCAAGCCCTGAGCAGTCGAAGCTGAAGGTGGCGTTGAGCGTGCCGATTCCATCGGTGACTGTCACGCTGTTGACCGTGACGCTCAGCCGGCTGCGTAGGTCGTAGGTGCTTTCATCGTCGTATTGATAAACCCACTTCGCACGGTTGTTTTCCTTTGCTGGTTTGTTGTATCCGCCAGCGCCGTCTTTGGTGATCTGCTCTTTGCTGATGCTCCAGCTGGCGGTATTGGTCAGCGTGCGCAGATCCCTGCTGAACTCCGTGTCCTTATCGCTGGTGGGATAGAGCTTGTAGGTGATCGTGCTGCCGACGCTGCCGACGCTGCCGCTCACCAGGCCGCTGCGACTGGAGAAGTAGGTCTGCGCCTTCTTCCGCTGCGCCCAGGCCACGTCGTCGATCCTGCACTTCACCTGCGCGTCACCGTCGTCGCCCTCGGGCACAAGCTGCGCCTGCACCTTCGGCCGGACCACCGGGTTGACCTTGAATCCGAAGTCGTTGCCGATCAGCGTGTAGACGCCGAACACGGTTTGATTGTTCGGCCTGGTGGCGCTGCTGAAGTCCGCCGCCCAGCTGCTGCCGCGCCGCACCATGAACACATCAGAGCCACCAGCGTTCTGAGCGTTGCCCACATCGGATGCAGCAGCGCGGCCGAAGATCTGATCGCCCGAAGCGATTCGCGTGGTCAGCCCGCCATCCACGCGGCCGTAGACGGTCAGCCTGCTGCCGGCGCTGTTCGCTGCAGTGCTGCCGAAGTCATAGCTGGCCAGCGTGTTGCCGCCGGCCGCAAAGTTCTTCAGATCAATACCGCCGATCGGGCCTTCGCTGATCAGGAAGATTGCACGCAGCAGTTGCGATCCACCAAGGCTGTAGATCTGGCTCCAGAGCATCGGCGTGGACACACGCACGCCGCCGTAGGTAGTGCCGCTGATCGCTTCACGCAGCGCATAGACCACCGGGATAGTGCTGCCCAGCGTGGTGATGTCCTGCGTGCTATCAAAGCCGTAGCGCGGTGTATAACGCTGATTGTTGGTGATCGGTGCATCGCCGCGGGCCCTCGCCAGCAGCTGGGCCGGCCGGCCGCCACCTTGCTGAGGGATCGACGGCTTGAGCAGCAGGCTGGCAACCTGAAATCCGATGCCGATCACGCTCAACGTGATGGCGATCACCGTTTCAATGCCGGCCACCACAGCAGGCTCAGGCTGCTCTTTCGCCCGGCGCTGAACTTCCGCCTTGAAATATAGGAACTGCTCGTCTGTCAGACCCAGCAGCTCGGCAAGATAGCGATCAGATGGCAGCATCAGCGGAACCTGTAAAAGCGAAGGCTGGGCATCAACGACAGCGGCACCCAGGCCACGCCACGCTTGTGATGTACCAGCAGAAGCCCGCCATCCACAACGATACCGACTCCTAATCCGGCTCGACCATTGCGAAACAAGGTCACAGCATGATCTTCAGGGTTGTCGATCTCGATCGTGCCATCGCGCCAGAGGGTCTCAAGCTCGCCCCAGTGCCCTTGCTGAGCCATCTCAAGCCAGTAGGCATTGAACTGAGGGTGATCAATTCCGGCATCGTCGAGGATGCGCCAGACCATTAACAGGCAGTCAGCCGCCTGGCCATCTTCAGGGTCAGCGCCGAACTCGTGCGGCAGCCCGATCCAGCGCTTCCAGTCCATCAGCTGATCACCAAGCTGCCGGTGCTGGGCAATGCCCCGACCAGCTTGGTGGAGAGCCGGCGCTTCGGGATGTCGCCTTTGGTGGCGTCGAGCGGGCTGGAGAGGCGCAGGATCACCCGCTGCGTGTCCATCTCATACTGCGCCACCCGCCACAGCTCCGTGCGCACCAGCACGTCATCGGCGAAGGTCTCAGGGTCGAGGCTGACGGTCTTGATCTCCAGCAGATAACGGTCCTCTACTGCTTCTGCAAACAGGTTCACCGTCAGCTGATCGAGACCGGCCACCAGGCTGGAGTCGCTGCGATCACCGCCCTTACTGCCGGCCCCCAGCGTGTAGCCAAAGGGCGCGAACTGGTACGTCACCGTGGCATAGGTTCGCGGCTGGTTGATCGTGAAATTCTGGTAGGCGTAGGCCGTTGGTGTGCCGCTGGCCTGCAGAAACCTGGCGTAGTTGACGAAGGCGAAAGTGCTCATCAGGCCATCCCCACACGCTTGCGAGTCTTCACGCTGTTCTGCAGGGCCGATAGGGCCAATGCTCGGCCGCGTTCGGCAGCCTGCGTCATTCCTCGCTGATGCTGCTCAGCCGTGACGTACTCCACGCCGTTGATCACCTGCGATTCAAAGCGCACGTCGATTGGCTGCTGCTGCGTGGTGCTGACAGCGTTGGCGCCGCGTGCTGCAATCTGCTGAGCCAGCGCTGTTCTGGTGTCACCGGCGCCGCGTGCTGCAGTCTGCTGGGCCAAAGCTGTTCTGGTGTCACTGACGCCGCGTGCCGCGCTCTGCTGGGCCAAGGCTGCACGGGTGGCAGAGTTCGAGATCACGCTGCCGCTGCCAGCAGGCACGAACAGCTCAGGGCCGCGTTCACCAACGATGTAGGGCATGTTGCCCATGACTGAGCCACCATTGGCGCGAAAGCCGACTCCGAATCCGCTGAAGGCTGCGGTGCTGCCGGGTGTGCCGATCGAACCGAGGCCAAGGCTTGCGCCAGATACCGGCGTGCCGCTGATGTCAGGCACGCCAGAGCTGCCCAGGGCACCGGCGCCGCTCAACCCACTGGCGCCGCCAATGATCTTGGACAGCGATTCGAGGATCGTGATCGTGATCAGCTGCGTGATGATCTGAGCAGCCATCTCCATGAAGGCGTCTGCTGTCGCCTGGAAGAAGCTGGCCAGCGCTTCCTTCGCCGTCATGCTGCCGGAGATCAGGCCGCGGAAGGAATCGCCGAAGGCGCGGCCCATGCCTTCAGCAGCACCGCGGATCACGTTGAGC